TCTGGGTCATGAATTAAAAAAAAGTATGGAAGAAGTTCTCTTGATGAGTCAAGATGAATTTCATTATTGGATAGCTTACTTTAAAGTGAAGGCAGATAAAGAGAAACTAGAACATGGCAGATCAGCAACTAAATATAAAACTTAATGCAATAGACAACACCAAAAGAGCATTTGAAGATCTTAATAAGAATTTAAAAGAAACAAACAATACAACACAAAAAGTTAGCACAAGTTTTTTTACACTTAAAAATGCAGTATTAGCATTTGCTACTGGTGCTACACTAAAGGCAATCATAAATACAACAGCTTCTTTTGAGAATTTAAGAACTACATTAAAGTTTGTTACTGGTTCAATAGAGAGTGGCAATAATGCTTTTGTATTATTACAAAATTTATCTTTAAAATCTAAGTTTAGTGTAGAACAATTATCTGATGCTTTTGTTGCATTATATTCATCTGGCATAAATCCTACTGAAGAATTATTAACTACATTTATTAATACTGCTTCTATATTTGGAAATGAAATAGATACATTAAACGATTTAACAAGATTATTTGCAAAAGGAACACAAGGTGGACTTGGTTTACAAGCAATAAATCAATTAGCGGCTAAAGGTATTCCAGTATTTGATATATTAGAAAAGAAACTTGGAATTACTAGAGACAGTTTAGCTAAATTTGCTGAGACTGCTGATGGTTCTCAAAGAATATTAGAAGCTTTACAACAAGGATTATCTGAAACATTTGCTGGTGCTAATGAAGCAAGAGTAAATAACTTATCTACTGCTATATCATCTTTAGGTAGAGAATTTTTAAGAGCATTTGAAACATTATCAAGTGGTGGTGGATTTAACAAAGCATTAGTAGATTTAATAAATAGTTTTAAAGACTTACTTGCAACATTAAACCCTGTAATAAAAGGCATAGGAAAACTATTTTCATTTATTGCTGAATCATTAACTGCTGCTTTTTTATTTTTAAATGATACAATTAAAGATACAATTAGTTTATATAATAAGTTAGTTGATTTCTTAGGATTAGAAAAAACAGTAAAAATTGAAATCAATCGTGGTCAATTAGAACAGGGTGCTATAACACCACCAGTTTCAAGAAAACCTGACACATCTTTTTTTGGATTACTAAACAAAGAATTAAGAGAAGCTTTACTTACATTTAAAACTATTGAAGAAACTTTATCTAAAGGTGTTGTAGAAGGAATTAAAGGTGTTTCTAGAGGTATTGCAGAATCAATAGTTCTTGGTAAATCATTAAATCAATCTTTTAGAGAATTAGCACAAAAGATATTGGTTCAAGTTATTGAAAGACTTATTGAAGAACAATTAATTAAACTGTCTATCTTTGCATTAGATAAAATTAGAAAAGCATTAGAAGAAGATAAAACTAGAGAAATGCAAAAACAAAATAGTTTATTGCAATCTCAATTAGTATTAGAAAATGGTATTGCAGGTGCTAGAGCGGCACAATCTAGTTATGGTGGCGGTGGTGGCGGTGGTGGACTTGATCTTGGAACAATATTTAATATTGGTTCTAGTATATTTGGTTTTGCTGAAGGCGGTGCTGTATCTGGTGGACAACCTATAACAGTTGGAGAACGTGGTAGAGAATTATTTATACCTTCTACTGATGGTACTATTGTGCCTAATCAAGATTTAAACGCAGGAAATAATTATAATTTTACTATTGTTGCTACAGATGTAAGAGGTGTAAAAGAATTGCTATTAAATAACAGATCAACTATTGTAAATATTATGAACCAAGCTTTAAATGCGAAAGGAAAGTCTAGTTTAGTATAATGAGTGGCACTTTTCCTTCAACACCTAAAACAAGAGCAGTTTCAATAAGTTCACAACAAAATACTATTGTTACAACAACATCTTCTGGCAGAAGACAGGCAAGACAGATTGATGGACAAAGATTTAAACTAATACTTTCGTTTCCTGTAATGACAAGAACTGAATTTGCACCAATACTTGCTTTCATAATGAAACAAAGATCACAATTAGAATCATTCCAATATACACCAGCTACAATGGCTTCTACTAATGGTGTTGCTTCAGGAGTTATATCAGTAAATGGTGCTGTAAGTGCTGGTGCTACTTCTTGCTCAATAGATGGTATGGCAAATAGCACAACTGGAGTATTTAAAGCTGGAGACTTCTTTAGATTTACTGGTCAGAATAAAGTTTACATGATTGTTGCAGATGTAACGTCTAATGGTTCTGGTCAAGGAACATTAACATTTGAACCGCCATTAAGAACTTCTGTTGCTGATAATGCAGTATTAATTTATAACAATGTAGATTTTACTGTTGGACTAACTAATGATGTTCAAGAATTTAGAGTAGGCACAGAAAACTATTTTCAATACGAAGTTGATCTTATAGAGGTATTGTAATGCCTAGATCGCTTAATGCTTCTTTAATTTCAGAATTAGCAACTAATAAACTTAATCCAGTAGAACTAGTTTATTTAGGAGTTAGCACAGGTTCATATTACACAGATCATTACAAAAGCATAACATTTGATGGAAATACTTATAATGCTTCATCATTATTTCTTGGCAGTTCAGAATCATCAGAATCTTCTGAAGTATCTGTAAGTAATTTAGTAGTAAAATTCGGTGGTGCAGATCAAACAATTATTTCATTATTTCTTAACAATGATTATATGGATAAGAGAGCATGGGTTTATAGAGGGTTCTTAGATGATAACCAAGCACTAGTTAATTATCCATTTCTTTTATTTGATGGAAGAATTGAAAATCTAAGCATAGAAGAAGATGAAACTAATTCTGTTGTAAGTATTTCTATTGCTTCACATTGGGCAGATTTTGACAAAACTAAAGGAAGAAAAACTAATACTAACTCTCAAGCATTATATTTCCCAACTGATGTAGGATTTGATTATGCTTCACAAACAGCAAAGGATATTAAATGGGGCAAGGCATAACTGATTTATATAAAATTATACATCTGTATAGGCAGTTCCCAAGATACGATAAAATGAAATACCAAGATTTAGTAAATGCAATATTGCCATCTTTTAACTTAGAACAATATCAAATTCATAAAGTTAATGGAGAAGTTGTTGGTTTTACTAATTGGGCATATTTAAGTGATGAAGTAGAAAAAAGATTTATGACAACAGGAAGATTAAAAGCTAACGAATGGAAGTCAGGTAACAATATTTGGCATATTGAAACAGTTGCCAAAAGTCATTTAAGAGAAATTATGAATTGGACTAAAGAATATTTTAGAAATTTATTAGAAGTAGATCAACCTTTAAAATGGTTAAGGATAGCTGATGACTCAACTATCTACAGAAGATCTATGAAGTTTAAAAGGGAGTTTCACGTTTAATGGGTTTTGATCCAATCACATCAGCAGTAGTTCAATTAGTTGTAACAACAGCTATATCTTGGGTTTTAAAACCTGAACCACCAAAAAGAAATGTTCAACAACAAGAAACTGCACAAGGAATATTAGTTAATAAAGCTTCTAACAATACAGCTATCCCAGTTGTATATGGTCAAAGACAAGTTGGTATATCAAGAGTATTTGTAGAATCTTCTGGCACAGATAATAATTATTTATACATGGCAGGAGTTCTTTGTGAAGGTGGTGATAATGGAATTGAATCAATAGATGAAATTTATATTAATGATAAACTTGTTACTTGGTCAGGTGCATTAACAGATGGAACTGTAAGAACAGTAAATAGTTCAGATTCTAATTTTTATAAAGATGGTAGTTTAATATCAGTACAAGCATTTTACGGATTAGATAATCAATCTGTATCATCAATATTAGACGAATCTACAAATTGGGGAAGTAATCATAAATTATCTGGTGTTGCTTATCTTGCTTTTAAATTTACTTGGAATCAAGATGCTTTTAGTTCTTTGCCTGAAGTTAAAGTAGTTCTTAAAGGAAAAAAAATATACGACCCAAGATTAGACTCTACAAAAGGTGGTTCTGGTTCTCATAGACAAGATACAGCTTCTACTTGGACTTATTCATCAAATTCAGCTTTAGTTCTTTTAGATTATTTAAGGAATGCTAGATACGGAAAAGGTTTGCCTAATTCTGCATTTGAAACTAATTACGATTCATTTAAAACTTCAGCAAACTTATGCGATACACAAGTAACTCCTTATACAAGCGGAAGTAATATTAACTTATTTGAAACAAATATAGTTTTAGATACAGAACAAAAACTTATAGATAATGTAAAAGAATTACTAAATCCAATGAGAGCAATATTTACTTATACTCAAGGTAAATACTTTTTAATTATTGAGAATACTGGAACTTCACAATTAAGTTTAAATGCAGATAATATAATAGGTGGTATTAAAATATTTGGTGAAAAGAAAAATAACAAATACAATAGAGTTATAGGAACATTTGTTAATCCTGATAAAGACTGGCAAGAAGATACAGTTACATTCCCACCTGCTGATGATTCTAGTTTGCCTGTTGGAGATAGATACGCAACATTATTAGCTGAAGATAATGGAACTAATTTGGAAAGCAACTTTACATTTCAAGGAATTACTAATCCTTATCAAGCAGAAGAACTTTGCGAAATTATATTAAGAAGATCAAGAAATGCTTTAGCTGTAGAAGTTAATTGTACTTCAGAAGCACTTAATTTAACTATTGGAGATTTAGTTGATCTTACTTACACAACTGGTGGATTTAGTTCTAAATTATTTAGAGTTTATGGATTAACTATTAATACAGATTCAACTGTTTCTTTAAAACTTATTGAACATCAAGACAACTTCTATACTTGGTCAAGTAAGGCACAAGCACCTACAATAGCTGATACTACATTACCAAATCCTAATTCTGTATCTTCACCAGCTTCTGTTAATTTAGAAGATCAATTAATTGAATATTCAGACGGAGTTGTTATTACTGCTTTAGATGTAACGATTGGTTCATCACCAGATAGTTTTGTGGACTACTATCAAGTTGAATATAAACGATCTGATGAAGTAAGTTATATTATTGCTGGTCAAGGAAAAGGATTAACACACAGAATATTAAACGTAATAGATGGAGATACCTATAACGTAAGAGTAAAA